CTATAAGGATTGCCTTGAATATCAAAGATCTCTATAGGTGTTTGTGCTTCACCTGTAAAGATTACTTTATATTTATCTAAAAGCGATCTGTTGATTGTATATATAAAACTATTCTCATTAGCTTGTGAATTAAGAGTAGCTAAGTATTCAGAGTTAGGTCTTCTTTCAATGCCTTTTACAATATCACTTACAAAGTTTACTTGTTTTTCAAATTGATTATCTTCTCTTAGAGAAGCAGGTTGTTGACTTATACCATTGTACATTCCTTGAGAAGTCTTACTGATTAAAGACACAACCTACCACCTCCTATTTAGATATCTTACTTCTTGGTTGTCTAATATGTTATAATCACCAGTATCTATTTCTTCTATCATAAGTCTATTAAAAGCTTCCATTTCATCTCTAAGTGAGAATTGATAAAGCTTAGAAGAACCTACTACTTTGCTTTGATATAGTCTACCAGCTTTAATTGTTATGTAATCTCTTACTACTTGAGGTAAGTCTTTAAATTCTAAGAACCATACAACATCTACCTCTAATGCTTCTTCAAACTTAAATGTATGATCTTCTTTGTTATATAATTTACCACTTCTATGTACAGCATTGATAGTTTTATCACTCGGATCTACTCTTATAGCATTGTTAGGAACTATAATTTCGTTATCAGAAGTTAAAGTAATCTTATAGTTATCTTCAGAATTACAATGTAAACCCATAGATTGAGCTTGTCTTGAAGTTTGAGTTAACATGCTTTTAGCTATATGTACATTAGAAGATCTTGTGTCTGTCAAACTGTTTACTGGTTGTTCCCCTACAGAAAGCAATAAGTAATTAACAGCTTCTAATTCAGTCATTAATCCTACATTCATTTATTTACCACCACCTCGCTTTAGGTACAAAAAAGAGCTACTGGAAAAGGGATAACCAGTAGCCCATATGTTGAAATATATATATATTAAATTACACGATTGCCTCAGTTGCTAATTCAATAGCAGACTCAGGTCTAACTACACCATGACCACAAGCATACTTAGCAACCATTAAAGTACCTAATCTTCTTGGATCATAGTCTGCTCTTAAAGCTAAGTCTAACAACTTAACTGTACCAACAGCAGTTGGATTCCAAACAACACCAACAGTATTGGAAGCATTTACACCATGATAAGTGTTACTAGAAGTATCAGAGTTAGGAACTTTGTTGTGCTTTAATACCTGAATACCAGCAACTTTAATAACATTACCATCAGCAATAGCACCTTGTCCACCATAGTCCTTATTGATAAGGTCTAAGTTTTGTGCTAAAGCATAGTACTCAGCAGGTCTAAAGGCAACATATCTGTCTTCAGGAATATCTTTCTCATCCATTGTTTGAGCAGATGTGAATAAAGCCTTTGCTAAAGCTTGAATCTTTGTATCAAATGTAGCTGACATCATATCAGTATCAAAGATTTGAGATCCACCAACACCATCATCAAGTACTGCTTCAGATCTAGCCCCTTTGATAATTTCGTTAGCGATGTTTCTATCCATCTCATCAGCTAATTTTCTACCCATTTCTTTAGAGTAAGGAGCTCTAACATCATAGTGATTCATTGCTTCATCAATGTCAGAAATGAAAGAATGTGAGATTAAGAGGTCATCAATTGAGATAACTTTCTCTCCGTGGTTAACTTTCTGTCCTTGAATCTCTGTTCCAGGGGTATGATATTCAGCACCAATATTTCCTACTAAAGCGAAGGATGCTGATTTACCTTGTGTAATTGTTCTTACTTGAGTTTTGTCGAGAAATAAGTTCTTGTCATCAAAAGCTTGAAGAACCTCTCCTGTGAATATTTTAAGGAATAAAGCCCTTACATCATCAGCTTGATTAACTTGTCCAAGTCTGGACACATTTGCACTTGCCATTTTTAAATTCATCTCCTTTTAGATTTTGTAGTTTTTAACACTCTACAACTTCTCCAAAAGGTATCCATTCCTCAGCTATACCTCAGCATAGCTTTAAACGGGCTTAAGGTTTCGTCATTCGGTTAAAAGATGTTACTTTTTGAAAGCTTCATTGTTACTTTTTTACGATAAGCAGGATCTTTAGAATACCTTGGATCTCTCATCGCTTCCATCAGTTGCTCTTTGCTTTCATAAGCATCAACTGTGGTTGAAGGATTTTTACCTTCCACTAAATTAGGTTGTTTACCTTCACTATTTATGTATCTACTATTAAGAGCTTCGACCATCATCTTAGCTTGTGAGATGTTCCCACTTGCTAAACCTTCATTGAATGTTTCAATTTCAGCTTCACTAAGATTGTCTTCAGCCCATGAAACCACTTTATTGTAGTTCTCTTTACCATCAACAACACCAAATACTTCATCAGAGAAACTATCAGCTTCTGCTTTTAGACCTCTAACATAGTTATCTATGAAATGCTTAGGATAACCTAAGTCCTCTAATTCACTATAACTATCTTCAGATAACTCACCGTTCTCACGGAGTTCATCATAGTATTCATTCATTACATCAGGATCAGTATTAACTTTCTTAGTTTCTTTCTCTTTCTTTTTTATTTCTAAATCATTATCAGTATCTTCAGATTCAGGATCTTCCTGCTTTCCAATACTAGATTCTAATTCTTTATAAATTTTCTCTAATGATTTGTCACCATTAGATTTCTTTAAGGCTTCTAAGACACCCTTCTGTAAGTCTTCTTCAGATTTGTATTTTCCAGCTAAGAGTTGATCTTCCTTTGATGTATTATCAGGTTCATCTGTCTTTCCCTCAGCTTTATCTATCATCTTTTTATTATAATCTTCTTCAGGTTCATCTATCTTTTCATCAGGTTTCACTTTAACTTCTGCCACTATTCTCCTCCTTTATGTAATTTCTAATGTATTACTAGAGTTTGACCTCTTACTGTTTTTTCATTTTTCTTTGGTACAGTTTTGACAGTTTTTTCTTCAGATTCTTCATGTACTTTCATATGTAAAGAAAGACCTCTTTGACTGTCGAACTCTCTACCACACTCTTCACATTCAAATACTTCTTGAACTTCCTCCTGTTCAGGAGTTACTTCTTTCTTTTCTTCATTACCCATCCGCCACTTCTCCTTTCATAGCTTCACCAGTAACTTGTGGTGCCATGTTTTGTGCCATCTCATTCATTTGAGCTTGATTCATTTCTTCTTGAACTTGCTCTTGTGTCTTAATTAAACCATTAGTATTTATACTTAATGCTGTAGCAGACCTTCTCATAAAGTCAGGAGTAATTAAGTATCTACTGATTTCCTCTTGACCTAATGGTGCTATTGCATCCATGAAGTAAAGTAATTTGTCAAGATCATGTCCTCTACCTAAAGCTTCAATACCAGTAACAATAGTTGGACTAATGATATCTTTAGGTAAGCTTGGAAGCTGACCATTTCTAGACATCTGTGATAACAATTGTTTAACTATAGGTAACTGCATCTCAAGACTTAATAAACTATAAACTCCACCAAGACTATTCTCTAACTCATTAGCCATTAATCTAATCTCTTCAGCTGTTACTCTTTCAGCATCTCTTTGCACACCTTCGACAACTATAAATGCACTTTTAATTCTTTGTTCAATCTTGTTAATTGTTTGATAACACATATTAAAGTCCATGTACTTATCAAGCTGTAAATAACTAACATCTTCTGCCCTTCCTTCTACAAAATCACCATTCTTAGCTTTAACTAACTTACTTGCTCTTGTAGATCCGGCAGGATTGACTAGTCCAATTATTCTTCCAGCTACAACTGTTCCTTCAACTAAAGCTTTTGTAAGACTTTCTAAGGTTACAAAGTCACCAAGATATTCTTCAACATGACTTCTTCCATAGCTCTCACCTGATACAGCAGACCATCTTAAAGGTTTCCAAGGAAGATCATCATACTTATAGCTTCCCTTAGTACCATCAATGATATGCCCTTCACATTCTTGTTTTACATTCCACTTCTTACCTGTTTCATCTAACTGTATATGTGTAAACAAATCATATTCTTTATCTTTCTTAGGATCTTCATTAGCTATATCAGCTCTGATTAATTCCTCAAGTTCTTCAGGTAAAGAATCTAGATCTACAGACTCTTTAGTTATAATTTCAAGAGTCTTACCAGCTGAGTTTCTTCGTATTACATAACTATCTAACTTATAAAGTTGAATAGAATTATCTTCATTGAACTTAGGTAATACATCACCAACAACAATTAAATGTTTAATAGCTTCAAACAATTTAACTCTTAAAGCTTTTGCTTCAAACTCAGACATCATGTCTTCTTCTATTTGTGCTAGTTTCTGTTCCACCTTAGACTGTAAACCTTCTTCACTCATTTGTTGCATTACAGCTGTATCTATACCTAACCTAAAGAATGCATTAGATGGTGGAAATAAACTTGTTGATAACTTACTTGCCAAATTGTTAACTGCCCTAGCTCCTAAACCTTGATAAGGTGTAGGTAGTGTTTGGTCTTCTGTATGACCATTAGGTGGTAACAATGAAGGTATAGTAAGTTCAGCACATCTTCTTGCTCTTTCTAAAGTTTGTGTTCTTTTTCTATCTAGTTTTTTCCATCGACCTTTTACGGTTGTTTCAATAAGCCATTACCTCCTTCCACCTAAAAATGGATTGTCATTTAAAAAATTACCTATTTCTTTTCCTAATCCTGATCCTAATACTGATCCTGAGCTTTTCCTAGAACTTCTGTTAGAAGCTTTAAAATCTCTAGTTTCTCCTATCCTTACTCGTGCTTGAAATGTATCAGGAATTAAAGGATTGGAAACTGTGGACTTATCCATATCTTCAGACTTCTTAATTTTTTCTTGTTCATCTTGTTGTTTCTTTTTTTGTTTATTCTCTCCAGCTTTCTTACCAACTACTGCTCCAGCTAAAGTAGCTACAACAGCTATAGGATTACACATAGCTATCCACTTCCTTCCAAACCTTCCTTTTGTGCCTCTTCTTTAAGTATCATTAAGCGATCTATAACACTTCTTTGACCAGCTTTATACATAATCTGATCCTTAGACATCTTAGGTTCAGGTGTAATTACTGGATATATTTCATCTAACTCTTCTATAAGATCTATACTAAACACAGGTATAACTTTATCTTTGTTTTTATTTTTTATAAGTATCACTCCTCTAATAAGACTACTTCTATAGTAGGACTTTAGATTCTAGATGCCCCTATATCCCCACTTATCACTCTTCTATAAGATCTATACTAAACACAGGTATAACTTTATCTTTGTTTTTATTTTTTATAAGTATCACTCCTCTAATAAGACTACTTCTATAGCAGGACTTTAGATTCTAGATGCTCCTATATCCCCACTAAAGGGGATTGCTGTAAAGGATTCCAAATATACAGGAACTGTTGTTTTACAGCAATCAATTAGCCATTTTAATAAATAACTAAAAAAGGAGGAGGGTGAAATAACTCAGATATACAGAGTTACTTCTATAGTGGGGGAGTTAAAATATCCCCACTAAAGGGAATTGCTGTAAAGGATTCCAAATATACAGGAACTGTTGTTTTACAGCAATCAATTAGCCATTTTAATAAATAACTAAAAAAGGAGGAGGGTGAAATAACTCAGATATACAAAGTTTCTTCTATAGTGGGGGGTTAAAATATCCCCACTTATCCCTCCTCAATATAGATCAGTTCTTGATGATGTAACTTTTTGTGACACTTCGGGCACTCTAAAGATCCTCCATGTAACCTTCTTCTTTTCCATGCTTTTCCTGATAAAATTGTGTAGCATAACTTACAGGCATATACTGCCTCATCTCTAACGCCATATGCTTTTTTAGACAATATCACATGCACCTCCAACACAAGCATACTCTCGGCTACCTTCAGTATTATCTTTGTTTTCGTAGCGACTGAAAGCTTCCCAGTCAATGTTAGGCATTTTGTCAACTAAAGCTTCATAACCTTCTTCATCTACTTCCTCGTATGGAGCTAACTTATAAACACCACCATCATAAGGAAGGAAACTTAAACCAGTAACTAAATCCCAGTTCTTATATACCCAAGCTCCTACTTCTAACCATTCATCTTCTTTTACATATACTGTTTGTGATGGGTTATGTTCTGTCCAATGTGTCTTAACAGTCTTCCAGTACTCAAGCTGTTCTAAAGCTGTTTCATCTCCTCTGATAACAGAAGCTTCAGGACTTTTAATAGGAAACTCAAACACAAATGTATTAGCTGTTTCCATATCTTGACCAACTTCAGGATGATGAGGAACTCCAGTATCTCTAAGGAACCCACATAACGGATCACCACTAGCAATTCTAACTCTTCTAATGTAATACTGAGAGTGTCTTGGATGTATGCCACTTGCACTATTTACAAGCTGACTAACAGTACCACTAGGTTTAACTACAGTTATCCCAACAGGTACATTAATATCCATCAATTCAGCAATTCGTGTAGCCTCATTACGGGCAATATTTTTCAGCCATTTAAAGTAGTTTCTTGATTGTGAAGTGTTCTGCCCTAGAATATGATGATCTTTCATCCCAGTTAGTGATACACCAAGCAATCTTTCTTCCTCTTGATTTTCTTTCCACTCATCAGATATAAAGTTGAAATCTGTTAAGGTGCTTTGAAGCATACCAATGAATACAGCTTTCTTTACCTTAGCTCTTAGATCATCAAAGGTATCTTCAGGTCTTACTACAGCTTCACTTAAGTTACATAAACCTCTAGGTCTTAAGATAGTTTCACCACAAGGATTGACACCAAAGTCATGATCTAGATCTCTACCAACACTTTGATCTTCTATATGTTTTCTTAAACCTTCACGATTAACAATACCTCTTTCACCTGTTCCTGATGTAGCCAAGTTCATCCATTCTTTCATAAACCTTTCTATTTCAGGTTTCTCAGTATAAGCAACTGAGTTATTACTTAAGGATCTCTGTGGATTATGTATCCAAAACTCACCTTGTTTAGCATTAGCCATACGGTCATCAGATAAATTAGACAAACTAATAGTGGCTGATCTTCTTACTCCACCAACCATAACTATTTCAGCTGTCTTTGTTACAATGTCATATACCTCTAAGCTATTTAATTTTCTACCTCTAGCATTCTTAAAGCTTTCAATAGTAAACTCAAACAAATCTTTAAGTGGTTCATGTCCACTTGCTCTACCACCAAAGGTTTTTAATCTTGCACCTTTAGGTCTGATCTCTGAGTAATCAATAGTTGGTATAGTTCCTATATATAGGTATTCTAACACAGTTAGAAAAGCCTCAGCCCAACCTTGCTTACTATCACCAACTACGATGTCAGCACCTTCAAAGTTATTATGTGCTAATACCTCAGGAACTTCAGTCAACCTATTGATATACTGTCTTTCAACACTAAAACCAACACCAGTACCATTCATTAAGATGTATAAGATCTCTGCAAAGTCTTTAGGACTCTCAAGGATAGTATATGCACAGTTGTAGCCACATACATTATCAAAGTCTAAAGCTTCTCCAGCTGTCCATAAAGCTCTCATTGAAGGCATACTCTCAAAGTTTCTAAGACCTTCTATAACTTCTTCAAACTCTTTACTTAATTCAATTGGAACTCTACTTGCAAAGAAGTTTCTAAATCTTGATACTGTTTCATCCCATTCTTCTCTTCTTCCCTCATCCTCCAGCCATCTACTGTAGGTTCTTTTAAAAATAAATTCTCTATAATTTGTAGGTAACATTTCTATCACTTCTCCTTTTTTTTTGATTGTCTATAGTGGGGGAGTTAAACTCCTTTTTTACCAGTCTTGTTATGGTAGGAATCTTTAGCTCCTTTTTGTTTTCTTACTTCTATTAGTTCCCTAGTTTCTTCAGCTAATTCTTTATGAACTATCCTTGCAAAACTTTCAAGAAGATAAAGATCTTTCACTTCTCTAGGAACTCTATTCTCTAAAGCTTTCTCAATAAGCTTAAGAGCATTGTCATACTTCTTTATATGTGTATGAGCATTCGCAATTTCAGTATTCTCAAGGATAACATTTCCTCGTTCTTTAAAGATCTGAAAGTTTTCTTTTTTAAATAAGATATCTTTCTTAGGTGGTGTCCACAATCTCAAAGTATCTGTATTAAAGTCCCATTCAGTTGCCTGTAGTATCCTTGCAACTCTAGCTTGAACTAAAGCATCTTCTTCAGTTAAACCTTTAGATTCATAAGTATCTACAACTACATCCCAGTAAGATTCATTGGACTTCATATTGTTTAATATTTTGTCTGACCTTTTGTCACCTATAGAAGGACATCCTTTATAACCATCTGTAGAATCTCCCATTAAAATTTGTTTATAGAAGTATCTTTCAGCATCTTTAGGATCAATATTATAGATCTTATCGTGCATCCAATTATAATGTGTACCTGCTATCTGATCTAAGTCTTTATCTATAGTAGCTATGATGTACTTATTAGGTGATAGTGTTGCTAATATCCCCATAACATCATCAGCTTCAAGCCTAGGTTTTACCTTTACTTCATATTTAGATTGTACATATTTCCTTAACTCTTTTAACATGTCAGGTTTATCTTTATCTCTTCGGTTGTGTTTATATGTAGGAAGTACTGAGTATCTAAAATTAGGTCTAGAGGTAAAGCAAAACTTAAGATCAACAACATTAAGTCGCTTCTTAAGTCTGCTTATGAATCTCTCTATTCCACTTATAGCACTACCAACATCGCTAGATTTAGAAGTTACATCAGAATCCCACTCATATTCAACTTCATTTACACAGGCATATTTAAAGATCATAATGTCTGCATCTATTAGAGCAGTTTTAATTTTTAATTCACCTCTTCCACAGGTTCTTTATATGTTTGATGTGTTAATAATCTATGCATAGAACTCTTACCAATTCCATAATCATCAGCAAGACTTCTTACTGTTGTGTATTCATGTGGATCATTATATCTTTTTCTTGCTTCTACAACTTCTTCCCAAGTTAAAACTCTTTTACTTTTTCTATTCATTATCTTTTGTACTCCTTTCTATTAATAGATCTCTCTTCTGAGAAACCTTCAGGATATCTTTGCATTAATTTCTTTAAGTTTTCCTCAGCTATATCACCAAGAAATATATCTAATTCAAAAGCTAAGTTGGATAGATACCAAAGGATATCTCCAATCTCTTTTGAAAGTTCTTGTTTGTCTAATTCATGACCGTGGAACACATGTTTCTTTAAGATGTCTGCAACTTCCCCAGCTTCACCTGAGATACCTAAAGCCCAGTTAACCATCCTATGTTCTACACTTCCATCCTCATTAGCTGTCTGTCTTGCTAAGTGTTGGTAAACATCAAAGTGTGTACTACCTCTTCTTAAAGCTGATTCTAGTTTAGTTTCCATTTATAAAATCTCCTCCTCAGTATTATGTAATTTCATATTATCCTCTACCACCATATAATATGCACCTCTCTCCTTCCCCAGTCCATAGCATCTTGTAGTTCCTCCATCAGAATATCTACTTGCTTCGGATTCTGCCTCATAGCACCACCAGTATCACCAGCTCTACCTCTAATAACTGTCTTGTGATGTATTATCATTACTTCAGAACCATAAGGAATCACCTCAGGGTTAACTGCGATGATCCCGTTTTCAGGTTTTAGTCCTATAGAAGTAGAAAAAGGATCGCTGTCAGCATTAATTCCACCAGCAGATGGAGTATAAGCTGTAGCGATCCCATACATATAATTGACATCTTTATTTCTCATTAAGACTTGAATGTTTATATCGTTATTGTTGTTCGGAGGTTCTCCCCCAGTTGCTAAAAGTCCTACAAGTATATATATACCCATACCTAATAGAATAAGTAAAACTATCAATTTAAAATAATCTTTTCTCATCATTCATCACTTCCAGTAATTAAATAAGGATGTGGAAGTTCTTCCTCTATCCAGTCACAAAACATATGCCATTCTTCAAGCTTATGATTCTTTCGTTGCTTGTAGATAGTCTTTAGTTGTAAGTAGTTAGTTACTATACCAGCACCTAACTCTAAACCCATAGGAATATTAGAAACTAGTTTACTCATTGATATATCTCCATATTCATAAGAAGTTACATACTCTTTAGCAACCTTAATAATTCTTTGATCTACCAAGCCATTCATTTGTTCATGAAGATCCATCTTTGTTATCATGTGCATTTTACTTTGACTACTAATGATATCTTGAAAGTGATATCTCATCCATTGCATCCAAAAGTACTGAGGAGCTATGATATAAGATGTTATTGTTATACCTTTAAGAAAACAATCATGACCTGAACCACTAGGAACATCAGCTAATTTCTTAGCTCTCTTGTAACCTTTAGTATCTGCCCAGTTGTTTAGGTCTAGTCTTTTAGGTAACCCTAAGTATCTAATAGAATCTATAACTCCACTTACTTGTGTATTTTTAATTGTAAACATTTAGAATTCACATCCAGCATCGTACTCAGGATAACTATTGAATGGCTCAATATTATTTTTGAGTTTTTTGATCATACTGTCTGGCAAAACCATTTTATCTCCCCTTAATATATTATTTTATTTATATCATCTGCGATAAATGTTCCGACATATCCGATTGAGTCACCTTTAATTTCTTTAGAAAAATATTTAACTCTATTTATTCTTTTACAC